CAAGAGGAACTCGACCGAATAGTGGCCGACCGTGTTGCCCGTACCAAACGGCAATATGACAAGCGACTAGATGGTATCGACCTTGACGAAGCCCGACAGCTTTTACAACGTCAGCAAGAAGCTGAAATTGAGAAGCAGAAGGAACGCGGGGAGTTCGAGTCGATTCTGAAGCAGACCGTCGAAAAGAAAGATCAGGAAATTAGGACGTACAAGCAACGTCTCGAAAGCCAGTTAGTCGATGGCGCTTTGCTATCGGCGGCGAGTAGGAACAACGCAGTATCGGCAGAGCAGGTTGTGCAGTTAGTACGTGGTGCGGTTCGGCTGTCTGAAGACGGCACAGCGGAAGTTGTAGACTCGAACGGGACACCACGATACAACGACAAAGGCGACCCCGTAAGCGTTGATGAGCTTGTTGGTGATTTCTTGACTACAAACCCGCACTTCGTAAAAGCGTCAGTTGGTGGCGCTGGCTCGCAGGGAGCGGTAGGTGGTTCCACGTCGAAACCTATGTCGGCGGCTGAAATGGAAGCTAACTGGGAAAACGGAGGCAGAGAAGCCTACCGTGCCATGATGTTAGCAAATAAATAACCGCTTACTTTAGGAGATTTCACTTATGGCGGCTTCAACAAGTACAACACTCGACGACCTGTTTGCAAATATCATCATGCAGGCTCGTTTCACTGCCGAAGAGCAATCGCTCATGGCTGGCCTAATCACTCGCTACGACATCGGCAATGTAGCTGGTACAACTATCCAAGTGCCAAAGTACCCTGCAATTACTGCGGCTGATCTAACCGAAGGCACTGATTTGACTTCTACTACCGTCAGCACTTCAAGTGTTAGCGTTACTGTTGCTGAAGTTGGTGCGCAGGTATTGCTTACTGACATGGCCGCAATGGGCGCTGGCAACCCTGCACAGGAGCTTGGCACTGTACTCGGTAACGCAATTGCTACTAAGATGGACAAGGACATCATCGCGCTGTTTGATGGTTTCTCTACTTCATTGGGTGCGGCGGGGCAGGAAGTTACTGTCGCAGACCTGTTCAAGGCGGCGGCAACTCTGCGCAACGCTAAAGCGCAAGGCGAGTATGTTGCAGTTGTTCACCCATACCACGCGTATCAGTTGTCAGCGAACCTGACTAACACCTTCGCTAACCCTAACGGTGGCGACCTGCAAAACGAAGCAATGCGCAGTGGCTTTGTAGGTTCTATCGCTGGCATCGATGTTTATCAATCAGCAAATATCACTGTTGATGGAAACGGAGACGCGAAAGGTCTTTGTTTTGCGCGTGAAGCAATGTGCATGGCTATGAAGCGTGACTTCAACCTTGAGACAGAGCGCGACGCATCTAACCGTGCCTTCGAGCTTAACGCTACTGCCGTATACGGTGTTGGCGAGCTTGATGACAGCTACGGTGTAGAGTTGTTCTTTGACGCTACTCTCTAAGATGTACGCGGCCCTTCGGGGCCGCTTTACTCTGAGGATTTTATGGCAGTCAATTATCGTGGTGAAAGGTTTGAAGACTACAACGTGGCAAAGCGTACGCCACGGCATCCGTCAAAGTCTCACGCGGTTCTGGCTCGCTACAAAGGTGCAATCAAGCTAGTTAGGTTTGGCGCTAAAGGCGCGAAGACTTACCCGCCCAAGGATGGGGAGTCAGCACGCGACAAGGCCATGCGAGCGGCTTGGTACGCACGACACGAAAAGAATCTACGTAACGCGACGCCATTAGATGCAGTCTATTGGGCCGCAAAGGTAAAGTGGTGATTACATGGCGTTTAGCACTGACAGCAATCTAACCGAATTAGTCCCCGACATCTTAGACTTTGGCATTACTGCGTTCACCGATGAACACGCACGAGCACAGGCAGATGTTGAGCGTGAGATACGCAATCGCTGGTGGCACCGTAAGGGCATCGCTGGCGAAATGGATGCTAGCTATCTAACAGAGTCACAGTGGACACGCGCCACGTCTTACCTCGTACTCTGGAAGTACGCATTGCCACAGCTAACTAATTGGGTAGACGACGACCGATTTTTGCAGATGATCGACTTTTACAAGGCGCGTTATGGTGAGGAACTAGACGCAGTATTCCAGGATGGTGTTGAGTACGACGCAGATGACGACGGCACTGTCACTGACAAGGAAAAGGAAAGCATTCCGCTTAACCGCCTAGACCGATGATTACCATAAACATAGACACAAAGCCCCGTGACCTCCGCAAAATGGTGGAGAAGCTAGGTCGCACGTTTACAAAGAACCATAAGCGAGCAATGCGCAGAGCGGCGGCTGAAGGCGTCAACAGGATCAACAAGCGCACAAGCCTCGGCCTTGATGTTAAAGAGCAACCGTTTCGCCCCTACTCAGACGCGTACAAAGGGTTTCGCGCGAGCAAGGGTAGACCAGTAGATAAGGTTCGATTGATTTTTACAGGGCGTATGCGGGGGGCTATGACCTCGGGGCTACAAGGGCAAGACGGTTTGATATTTTTCAGTAGCAGAGCGGAGTCTAAGAAGGCGGCGCAGAACAACCGAACGCGTGAGTTCTTTGGACTTAACAAGTCAGATCGCCGCGCTATACGTGACGTTTATTTTAAGGGGCTTAAGATATGAGCGTTAGAGAAAACATCGCCGCCAATATTGTGACGGCACTGACTGCTATCTCGACCCCTAACGTTAAGAAAGTGACACGCGAGCCTTTCGATTTTAACAAGCTATCGAACGCACAGTTTCCAGCGATATTAGTACGCACAGCAAACGAGACGCGTGAAGATGCCAGCATGGGCGGCAGTTCAACTAGCAGGCATGGCACGATTGACTATGAGCTGGTTTGTTTTGTTAAGCACAAGAACATCGACACAGCCCGCAACCAAATTGCAGAGGCTATCGACGAAAAACTTGATGAAGATAGGACGCGTGGCGGTTACGCGGTAGACACGCAGGTTATCAGCGTCGAGGTGGATGATGGTACAATAGACCCTATTGGCGGCGTCATTGTCACCGTACAGATTCTTTATTCATACACACGCGGCGACGCGTAAGGGAGAAAATTCATGGCTACACATAAAGGCTCAAGCGGTGTCGTAAAGGTTGCCGCTAGTGGTGGTTCAGAAGCGGCAGTTGGCGAGGTTCGCTCGTACTCTATTGATGAGACAGCAGACACTATTGAAGATACAGTTATGGGTGATACTGTTAAGTCTTACCTAGCTAGCCTCAAAGACGCCACACTTACAATCGACGCATTGTGGGACGACGCAGACGCACAGCACTTAGTGCTTGATTCTGGCGCGGCTATCGACTGGGAAATCCACCCAACAGGAACAGGCACAGGCGAGAAGTATTACGCAGGCGCAGGAATCGTGACTGCTAAAACTATCTCAGCGTCATACGATGGTCTCGTTGAGGCGTCCTTCTCTGTGCAAGTATCAGGCGCAGTTACAGAAGCGGCTAACTAATGGGTCTCGCTAAAGAATTGCGGGCGCGTCGTAAAGGCTCGCGTCGCAAAATTAGCGTTGCAGAATGGGGGGACGGTGACGGCGATTTCGTTTTGTTCTGTCGCCCCCTTACCTGCTATGACCTTAATGAGTTGCAGAAGCGCCACCCTCAAGTAATGCAAAACCCTAGCATTGCCGCAATGGTTGACCTGATCCTTATGAAAGCTGAGAGCAAGGACGGCGAAAAGCTGTTTACCTCGGCTGAGGATCGCATCGACTTAATGGGGGAGGAGACAACCGTTGTCTCTCATATTGCTAACGAGATGTTTGGCACTATCGAGGGGTTTGAGGATGTCGAAAAAAACTAAAGTCCGATCAGTCTCGGATGAACTTAATTGCCTTGGCTGATCGGTTACACAAGACCATTGAAGAAGTAGAGCAGATTTCGGTTACTGAGTTCCATGAGTGGCTCGCTTACTTCAAGATCATGAGCGAGTCAAACGATGGCAAATGAAACCGTAAGCATTGTAATTAAGGCGTTTGACCAAACGCAGAAAGCCTTGCGCGGAATCAAGGCCGCATTTGGCAAGCTCTCTAAGGTATTCTTTAGCTTTAAGACCGCGCTAGTTGCCGCAGTAGGCGCTGGCGGTCTTGGCTTGCTCATATCTAACTCACTAAAAGCTACCGATGCCCTAGCTAAAACAGCGGGGAGAATAGGCACCACTACCGAAGCCTTAAGCGCCCTGCAATACGCGGGGCAACTAACAGGCGTCGAAGTCAACACGATGAACATGGCGCTTCAGCGGTTTACTCGTCGAACGGCGGAGGCGGCAGTCGGCACAGGCGAGGCACAAGGTGCATTACGTGAGCTTCGTCTAGATGCAAGAAAGCTGACTAGATTACCTCTAGATGAGCAAATGTTAACGCTTGCTGACGCGTTTGCAGAAGCAGAAACTCGCGGCGTAAATCCTCTTAAAATTGCTTTTAAGTTATTTGACTCAGAAGGTGCGGCGCTTGTTAACACCCTTGCTTTAGGGCGTGACGGCTTAAATGACCTGCTAGGTGAGTCGCGACGACTTGGCGTAGTGATGTCATCAGGGGCGGCGAAAGGAGTAGAAGACGCTAACGATGCGCTGTTCCGTATGCAGTCACTGTTTAGTGGTGTAGTAAAACAAACTGTCGCCGCGTTAGCCCCTGCAATATCGGCGCTTGCCGACCTTATGACAAATAAGGTTTTAGCCAGTTTTGACGAAACGAACGAAGGAATACAGGAGTTCGCCAAAGCATTAGCAAAAAATGCCGTGGAAGGCATGATTGCCGCAGTCCAAGGTTTTGAGAATCTAGTTGCAGGTTTAGTCGAAACAGCAAATCAGTTAATAATCATTAAGGCAAAGCTGACTGGCTTTTTTAAGGCAGACGATGAAAAAGATGCGGTTCAATTGCGCCTTGCGATTGAGGGCATAAATGAGCAAATAGCAAAACAAATCGCACTACAAGAGACGCAAATAGGCCGCAACAAAAAGGCGGCAGAATTTACCCAGAAACGGCTAGAGGCAGAGCGCGCCGTTTTACAGAAACTCTTAGACGCTAAAAAACAAAGCGGCGAGATGGATTTGATAGACGCTCCATCATTCCAAGAGTTTATTAACATTATGAGGCAGGCGTCTGTTGCCATAGACGGGATTAGCGCCTCAACCAAGAACCTCAAAGACTCGACAGAAGGCGAATTGCCTAGTGCATTTGAAACCTTCATTCAGAACCTAAATAACACTAGAGAAATGGCTGGAGACTTAACGCCACAACTAGAAAAGCTAGGCGACCAAGCTATCACAGGCTTAGGCAGGTCATTCACAGCGGCAATCACTGGCGCGGAAAAGTTTAGCGACGCTATCAAGAAAATGGCCAAGTCAGTTATCGACAGCCTGATTCAGATGCTTGTTCAGAAGTACATCGTCGACGCGGCGTTTGGTGCGATTACAGCAGGATTTGGTGGTGGTGGCACTACAGCGTCAGGGGGCGGCGGTGGTGGCGTTACGTCGGTTACTGGCGCTTTAGCAAGGGGCGGCGTAGCAACAGGCGGCAACCCTTACTTAGTAGGGGAAAAGGGGCCAGAAGTATTTGTGCCAAGTACGACAGGGCGCGTTGTGCCTAATGACCAGCTTGGCGGTAGCGGTGTTACCGTTGTTCAAAATATCAACGTCACGACAGGCGTACAGCAAACCGTACGTGCTGAGATCGCTAACTTACTGCCACAGATTAGTAATGCCGCGAAGTCAGCGGTCGCAGATGCTAGAATGAGAGGCGGTGGCTTCAGTAAGGCAATGGTGGGTGCATAATGGCGGCGTTTCCAAATATAGGCTTTACCTCGATGACCATGCGGCTACGGTCTGCAACGGCGATTAGTCAGTCACCCTTTACCTATGACCAGCAGGTTTATCAGCATCAGGGTGTCAGGT